GATAAGGCCGGCCTAAGCTGGTCATCCGACACGCCCGTCAAGCGTTGCATCTTGTCAATTTGGCTTTCAGCCGCGGTCACTACCGCTTCGGATGCACCGGCAGAATTTTTAAGTGAGAGCGAAAGAATCCTTTGTGCTTTTTCATCGGCGAGCGCATTCTTGACCGAGACTTGCGCGAATTTAATCGATGCCGCCGAAAGAGCCGCATACGCCGCAATTCCGGTCTTGGAGATTGCACCAAGCACACCGCCAAATTTCTCGGTGGATTTTGTTGCGCTTTTGATTCCCTTGTCATTTAATTTGGTGATAAATTGAACTATCACATCGCGAGTCATAGCCATTTAATCACCGCGCCTAACGAAGGCAAAAAGTTTTTTGTCTAGCACATCTTGAATTTCATCTTGCACTTTGTCTCCGTGAATCCGTGCGGCCTTATAGATCAAGCGTGGGCGATGACCGTGATCACCCTTTTTGGTAATGCCACGCCGAAAATCATCGGGTGCATCTGGATTTCGAGATTTCATATCTGCACCTTTGCGAGGAGTATCGGGCTCGGCCAATTCATAGATGATTCCGGGCACCGATTTATTGCTCAAAGCAATTGCATTGACTTTATTTAAGCCACCGCCGGGAGCTCTTTCTTGACTCGATTTAGATGTTGATATCTTTATGCCTTTGCGCATCTTTGCCGAATCCCATACCCATCGCACATTTGAAGCACGGCCGCGGTGTATTGTGTCATCGACCCATCGCGAGCTTGTATAGGTAGGCTCAACGGTGCGCCATCCACTCAAGGCAGGATCACCCGGCACAAAGCCGCGAGCGGTGCGTTGCACCGGCCGGATGACACGCTTTAGAGATTTAAGAAAATCTTTTTGAAGATCCGGGCTCAAAGTTTTAAGGTCTTTCAATAGTTGCTTGTAATCTGGCACAAAGATCGCCTTGTCTGCCACTATCTTCTCCTAACTCTTGGAGCCTTTTTCACTTGCATACGCTCTCGCAATATATTCTTTATTGAAGAATATATTGCCGGATCACATTCAAGAAGTGCATTTGGTGCGATGCCGGTCAAGACCGACACGGTAGCTATTTCGTAGAGCTCGCCGTGCCGGTCAATCCATTTTTTGCGTTTGCATCAAAATTCACATCCTCGATTGTCTCGAGCCACTTATCAAAATCCAATGGAGTCTCGCCTTTGGCTTTTGCTAAGAAGTGAGCGATCCAATAAAGATCACTCTCTCTTTGCTCCTCGGCAATACGCTTGACAAATCCACATTGAAAGTTTGACTCAAATGCCGCTTTTGATGCGGCCGAGATGTCATACTTTTTTGCGGAGCCGTCAAGATAGATCACTTCAACTTGCCACATATAGATCCCTTCCTTCTTTTTTGTGGATTAGCTTGTCGCCTTGGTCAATGCCGTCACCGGAAAAGTGACCGATGCCGTGCTTGGAGAATCTGGCGTGGTCGAAATTGGTTGCCAAGATCCAATGTAGCATGACATGGAATAAGACGGATTTGTCGCGGTAACTGTGCCAGTAACCGGGATCAATTTGATATTTAATTTTGTGCCGAGTGCATCCTCAAAAAGTGAGTTCACACTTGCGGCGGCGAAATCATTAAAGAGCTCAAGAGACAAAGAACTCGCCTCAAGACCGCCAATATAATTTCTTGAAGTGTTGGTCATGCTTGTAATTTCGACGGCTTCAACTTCTCGATTGAGTGCCACCGATGAGACAAAAGTAGAAATCGTGGTCGTGCCAACTATGACGGCGACCTGATTTCCCATGAATATGGCCATATTTTTCCTTTCGTTAGCCGATCACTTCAACTTGATATCGATATGCGAGCATATCGGCTCCAGCATTTGTGATCGTTCCTGCGGTCGCGGTCGTGACTCGCAAGGTTGAACATGCTCCGCCTAGTGTTTTGTCTGCTTCGATCGCGGCTTTTATCGAAGAAGAACCCGATCCGGCCAAATACCCATCGAGCTTGTTTTGCCCTGCTCGCTCACTCATCCGGCCGACGATGAGCAAGATTTCAATTTCGGCCGTGTCTAATCCACGCGCCATTGAAGTATCAAAAACCAAATCCAATTGTCCTACTACGGCCGCCGGCAATGGCACCGAATCCGGGATGATGTCAAAGCATCGAAGGCCGGTGATCGTGGTCAAATTTGTTTTGAGACCATTGCGCACATTTGAAGGCACCATGCTCATGCCAAGGTCTCCCTCTTGTAAGCCCTGACCATGGCGGTGATATCTCGACCCAATGGGCTCATTCTTATTGCACCAAGATCACCAAGGCCAAGCACACCGCCGGGAGAGTCTTTGCGCTTGTAAAGATCGGCGGTCAAGATAAGACAAGCTGTTTCAATGTCATCGGGTACGGCCGGCCATCCCCATTTGGCGGTCACTTCAATGCCGGGTCTCAAGCCATTTGAAAAAAGACCCGGAAAGATTGGGAAAGTGTTGATATTGGAGACAATTGTAATTTGTGTAAAAGGTCGATTTAAGGATGGCGCGGTTAGCGGATCCATCACATAATCGGAGTCTAAAGTGAATGTGGTCTCAAATACCCCATCACCATCTTCATCAACTTTGACAATCAATCCACTTGTGCCAGAGATGTCATCGGTGAAAAGAAATACCGGAGAAGATGCGCGATATTTTCTTGCGCTCGCCGCGGCATCAATATAGAAGCGACGATTGGCAATACGATCAATTGATCGTGAAGCTGATTCGATTAAAGATTCTAAAAGAGTGTCATCTACTGAGTCAATGATTGACAGAAATGTTTTTGCTTGTGCAAGTGTTGCGTATCCGTTAGTTATGGCCATGATCAATCCTTTCGTGTATCAAATCAAAAAGGGGCTCAATTTGCATTTGATAATTTTTTTGGGTTGCGCATGTGTCGATGCGTGTGATGCTCCGTATCACATTCAACTTCATCATCGCCTCGCAATTCAAAAAGATTGATCATGGGTTCATGCGATGAGAGCTCATCCGGAAGGGTGATGAGCTCTCATCAATCGAGTGAGCTTAGAAGCTCGGTGTCGCCAATCCGGTGCCATTGATTGCGGCAATCGCGCCCGGGTAACGAAGTGAGGTAAATGCGGAATATCCAAAGAGCACGATATTGATGGCAACTTTGCCGGCCGGCTCCTCGAATTTTACATAGGTTGGAGCTTCTTCCCATAGGTGGCACTCATTCAAATCAACGACATAAATTGAATCTTGATTTGTAGATGCTCCGAGATTTGTGGCCACATTCGCATCGGTAATGATTGGCAAGCCAAGAAGTGAATATCCTGAGTTTCCGTATGATGGCAACCCGGTACCCACACCCATTGCATTTTGTGGATTGTTAGCGGTTGGAACTACCAATGGGCGATTGCTTCCATCAAGGCCAGCCAAGAAGAATCCAAGACGGCGAGGATGCATGATGATCGCATTTGGTGATGCGTAAATTGTTGATTGAACTTGCTGGATTGCATCGGCGATTTTAGGGAATACGCCGGCCACGGTTCCCGTGGTTGCGGTGTAAGTCACCAAAATACCGGTGGTCATTCCTGCGAGTCCTAATGGTTGGCCATTTGAGCCGGTGCCATTGAGAAGTGAATTGTCGAGCTTTGTATTGTAAGCACGAATCAAATCGCCCAATACGATGTTTTCGATGTTATATCCGCGCATCAAAGCTTGCTTAGATACTGAGTTTTGACCGGCAATTGTGTTGATGTTCACGGTCAAGGTTGTGTCATCTGGATCTTGTGTAACGGCGGCGGTGTTTTGTGAAGTTTGGTAAGCCACATCCGTGCCGGTTGTAATGCGGGAAATGACCACGCTCATGCCCTGTTGCGGCATTGTGTGCTTGCGTGCGGCATCGGCAAAAGGTCGGCCAGCGCGTGCAAGCGGTGCATATAGATCGACAAGATATTGCGGTACGACGAGGCCATCAAATGATGATGTTGAAGCCGCACGCATCTCAACTGACATCTCATTTTGATGGCGTTGAATGCGCTCGCGCGCTTCGTAATCGTTTCCGAATTGAGCCTTCATTGCATCATTTAAGAAATTGCCGGCGGTGCGCTCGGAATATGTCAATTCTTCTTTGATGACATAAGCCGGAGAAGCTGATCTTTTTTCGCTCTTTGGCGCGGTTGCATCTACCTTTGCGGCTAGATCGGCGGCCTTAGAATTGCGCAATTCGATGTCAGAAATCTGTTCAATTCTTTCATCAAGTTTTTTGATTTCGGTATTTAATGCTTCGACATTGACAAGCTCGACCTCGGTAAGATCGCGCACTTCTTCGGCGGCGCGTTCCACGATTGACTCGATCATCGATGTCTTGCTCTCACGCTTTTCACGCAATGAGCCAAGAAATGCATTTGACATATTGATCTCCTATTTTTTCGATGGGTGTTGGATAGCGAAAAGGTGTCGATCGCCATCCGAAGCGAGGTGTCGCATTTGCGAGGTGTCGCATCTAGGGTCGAGGTGTTTTACGACTCGCCTAGATTATATCGCACACTTTTGATTTTTTCTAAAATGTCGAGTGCTTTTTTCTTGCGTGTTTCGATCATCACCCATGCATTGCAATAGTAATTTGCAACGACTTGATCATCCCATTTTGTGCAATAGTCATCTTCAAAAAAAATGCAATTGCCGCAATTTCTGCCATCCGGTACATCTTCACTCGATGCCGGCCGATAATTTTCGGGCAATGCTCGAGTGTTGCGATTTTCTGAAATGTTGATTGCGGTCAATTGATCTTCGGCTTGTGCTTGCGTGCGGTGACATCCCATGAGCTCTTGTGTGCCTTCTTTGACTACGGCAAAGCCGGAGCACTCGGGATGATCGGTTGAAATTAGATAAGGCATCTAAGCCTTCAATTTTGCCAAAATATCCCGAGCTTGATCCAAGCGCGGTGAATCTACATCGGTCGATTGGCGCATTCCGGTCACCGAAGCAAGATCGCCGTATGCTCCAAAAGTGACAAGTGAGACTTCGGCCAAATGTGCTTTTAATCGCTCTACTACGCCATCGGCACGCTTACGATTTTTCAATGGCATGAACCCAATTGAGAGCTGATCAAGAGCACCATCGCGCACAAGCTCAAGCACTTCGTCTCCGGCTTTTGTGTTGGAGATTCTAAATTCACCATATAAGCCCTTGTCGGTCTCTCGAAGTAAAGTAGCCCGGCCGAGTGGGAAAGCATTTGCATCATGC